CAAAAAGAAGAGAGCGCTAAACTCGTTGCAAAGTGGGACAAATCTGGACTTTTAGAAGGAATGGATAATGAATGGCAGAAATCTGGTATGGCTGTATTGCTAGAAAACCAGGCTCGTCAGTTGATTTCTGAGAACTCTAAAACTTCACCAAATGCCGGTTCTGGTATAGGAGATGAAGAATGGTCTGGAGTTGCTCTACCTCTTGTAAGAAGAGTTTTTGGTAACATCGTTGCACAGGAACTTGTTTCTGTTCAGCCGATGAATTTACCATCTGGTCTTGTTTTCTTCCTTGATTTTAAATACGGTACATCAGTTGGAAAATTTACTTCCGGTGATGACCTTCAAGGTAAACAAGGTCCAAATTCACCATCAGGTTCAACAGGACCTTTTGGAGAAGACAGTGGTCTTTATGGTGTTGGTAGATATGGATATTCTATATCACAATCTACTGTTAATGTTACTTTTGGTGGTAACAATGACATTCCAACATTCAAAGACATTGACTTTGATTCTGAATTATCAGCTAGTTCAGCTGGTAAACTTTGGAAAGTTACTGGTAGTATTTCAAGTCTAACAAGACCTGATAAACTTGCTATCCGTTCCTGGGATTTCACATTATCACCAGTTGCTGGTACTTTTGTAGATGTTCTTGACGACTTCACAAAAGTTAGTGGTAACACAGTAACATTGATTGTTTCTGCTTCTGGTACTAATGCTGCTACAGGTTCATACTCTACAGATTATGTCCAACAGACAGACGCTGCTAATAGAGGTGATTTTGAGGATAGAGTAGGTGATGCTACTGGTAATCAGTTGAACATACCTGAAGTTAACCTTGAAATGAGGTCTTTACCAATTGTTGCTAAGACTCGTAAGTTAAAAGCTGTTTGGTCACCTGAGCTTGCTCAAGACTTAAACGCTTATCACTCAGTTGATGCTGAAGCTGAATTAACTTCAATGTTAAGTGATTATATTGCGATGGAAATCGATTTAGAAATCCTTGACATGTTAATTAAAGAAGCTATCACTGTTGATTACTGGTCAGCTGTAGTTGCTGAAGATTATAACGCTTCAACAGGTAACTTCTCTTCTGGTACTTTCTATGGTACTAAGTTTGAGTGGTATCAGACTCTTGTATCCAAGATTCAAAAAGTATCAAACGAAATTCATCGTTTGACACTTCGTGGTGGTGCTAACTTTGTAGTGGTTGCTCCAAAAGTTGCTACCATTCTTGAATCACTTCCTGGATATGTAAGTCAGCCTGGCGATGGTGGAAATGACCAATTCAGCATGGGTATCTCTAAGATAGGTCAAGCTGCTGGTCGTTACACTGTTTATAAGAACCCTTACATGACCGAAAATTCAATCTTGGTTGGATTTAGAGGTAGTAACTTCTTAGAAACTGGTGCTGTCTATAGTCCGTATGTTCCGTTGATTACAACTCCATTGGTATACGATCCTAGTGATTTTACACCAAGGAAAGGTGTGATGACGAGATACGCTAAGAAGATGATCCGTCCAGAGTTCTATGGTTTGATTCATTGTAAAGGTTTAGACACCGTATAATAATCAATATCATATATCTGATACATAATAAAAGGGGGGAACTTAGTTTCCCCCTTTTGTTTTTAAAAAGGTTATATTTATAGGTAGGAGAAAATATATATGCCAAAATTAGAATATGCCTATGAAGACCCGTCATCATTTGTAAGTGGACAAACTCCTTATGGGACTTACGATAGTGACTCTACTTTTTCAACTGATATTGTTTCTGTAACCAAGTGGTGTGCTAAAAGACTTGGATTTCCTGTTCTGCAACTTGAAATACCAAGTGGTTCTATCTATGCTTGTTTTGAAGAAGCAGTAAATGAATACTCACAACACATTAACAACTATAATATCAAGAATTGGATGTGGGAACAATACGGAGAAAAGAACAGAATATCTGGTTCTTTAAGTACAGGTTCAGCTGATCCTGTTACACCTACTCTTGGTCCTGCCGTAACTCTTTCAGAAAAATATGGTCAGATGACTAACATGGGTGGAAATGTAGATTTGAAAAAAGGATACATTACCATATCTGGTTCTAATCAAGATTATGACTTACAAGATGTTTGGGCTAGTGTAAGTGAAAGTAATCAAAGAATTGAAGTTCAAAGGGTATATAATCACATGCCTGCTTCGGTATCAAGGTTTTATGATCCTTATGCTGGTACATTTGACCAAAGACAACTTCT